ACTGACTGGTGCTACAGAACGCTTGTTTAACTTAGGTCAACAATACTTAGCTACCTCTCCAGAGCAAGCTGCTCAGGATTATGTTACAAGTCAACAAGCTTTACTAGCTCCTAGCAGACAAGCTCAGCTATCTAATGTTAGAGGTGGTTTGTTTGCTCGTGGTCGTGGTGGTTTAGGAGTTCAGACTGGTACAGGTGGTGCTCCTACGTCTCCTGAACTACAAGCATATTACAATGCACTAGCTCAGCAAGACTTACAGTTAGCTGCTCAGGCACAACAAGCAGGACAACAGAGAGCACAGTTTGGTGCTGGTTTGTTTGGTACTGGTGCTGGATTATTAGGCACACAAGTACAAGGACAAGCTGGTGCTTACTCTCCACTACTTGCTCAGTTAGGGTTGTCTCAGAATATTGAGCAATTAGCTCAGCAGCCATACCAGTTAGGTTTACAACTAGGCACAGCTCAGATGCCAGGTCAAACTGCAGGTGCTCAGACAGTGTACGGTGGTGCTGTACAAGGTGCTCAGACACAATATGGTGCTAATCTACAAGCTCAGCAAATGAATAATCAGTTCCTGTCTAGTTTGATTCAGGCAGGTGCGGGTGCTTATGGTGCTCCTAGCGGTACACAACCAATGCCAGTAAACTCTTCAGGCTATAGTACTAATATGGGTGGCTTTGGTGGCAACCCTGCATTTAGACTTTAATAAGGAAATAATATGGGACAGCCAGTAAATCCACTATTAGGTAATCAACAAGCCCTGCTCGGAGCAGATCCTGAGCTTTATCGTCAACAGTTAATTCAACAAGAACAAGCTCGTATTAATGCCTTACCTGCACAGAATCAATTAGGAGCTACTCTTGGTACACTATTAGGTAGAGGCTTAGTTAACGTAGCACAAGATCGTGGCTTCTTTGAAGTTACTAATCCTGTGTTGCAGAACTTAACTAAGATTCAATCTGTATACAATACTGCTATGCAAGCTGCTGATCCTAATGATCCGTTATCTTTCTATAGAGAATTACAGACACGATTTGCTGATGCTGGTCTAGGTCAGCAAGCTTTTATGGCTCAGCAAGAAGGTCGCAAAGTAGAAGGAGAAGTATTAAAAACTAAATCTGCAAGAGCAGAATACTTTAAGTCAAATCCTGATCTTATCAATGCTGAAATTGATAGGCTTACACAACTTGGGACTCCTCAAGCACTTGCAGAAGCTGATTCGTTTAAAGAACTTAAGACTCGTATATCAAGAGATCAAGAGTTTAAGATGCAATCTTCATTACTAGATCTTGCAGTTAAAGAATCTAATATCAAAGTAAACGAAGCTAAGCTAGATGAGATTAGACAAGGTCTCAAAAACGGCACAGTCCAGATTACACAAACTCCTGCTACAGAGAATGCTCCTGCTGTTATTACAGTATTCCGTAATGGTAAGAGAGAAGAAGAATTTGTAGTCGGCTCTACTAAAGGATTAAATTTAAATCAACCTGGAACTGGAGGAGCTGTTGCTAAGCCTGGAGAAAGACCTCCTATAAGCAGCTTTGCTCCAGGAGGAGCACAAACTCCAGCACAAGCCCCTACAACTCAGCCTAGAAAAGTAGGAGCAGTAGAGCAGCAAGAATTAAATAGATTAGAACAACGTAGACAAGGACTAGCTGCTGCTGAACAAACCATACAAGCTCAAAGATCTCAAGGAAGATCGGATTACAATACACTTGTAGCAAAAGCTGCAGAGCGTGGTTTAGTCCCAATGGGAATGTCTGGCTCTGATGTTGTATTTATTAATCCAACAACCAATGAACGCATACTAGGGTCTCAACTTTAATGGCTTTTGATACTATAGCTGCTAAAAAAGCAGGATATACGGATGAAGAAATAGCTCAATACTTAGCATCTACTACTGAGTTTGATTATGAAGGAGCTATTAAATCTGGATACAAACCAAATGAAATTGTTACGTACTTAAACCGTACTGGTGCTACTCCATTTGAAACTTTTAAAGCTGCTGCTGCTCAAGAAGTAGGATCAGAAGTTAAAGGCATTGCTCAGATATTTGGCAGAGAACCTACAGATACTGCTGAGGAGTCTCGTGCTCGTCAGATGGAAGCTGAGAATCCTGCTTCTGGTTTAGCAGGTCGTATTGTAGGAGGACTTGTTAACCCAAGTACACTTCTTCCTGGTGCTATGTTTGGTAAAGGTGCTAAAGCTTTAGTACAATCGGGTGCTGCTGCTGGAGGTATCAGCGGTTTCTTACAACCACAATACACTGAAGAAGACTTAGGACGTGTTGCGTCTACTGCTGTTGGAGCTGTCGGAGGAGCTACTATTGTAGGTACTTTGCTTGGTGGTACTAAAGCAGTACAGAAAGTAATCAATAAATTAACTGGTAAAATAGAAGAGATTCCTACTACTAAGTTAGATCCTGAGATTCATACTCCTACTGAACCTACTCAAGTACAAGAGTCGTTTACCCCGAGTGGTAGAGCTATTCCAGATGTTGTAAAGCTACAAGACAACAATCCTATTCCTTTGATACAAGCTATTGAGGATGCTGAGGTAAGAGCTAAAGTAGAAGAGGATTTATCTCAAGGAAATTTCTCATCTTTCTTTAATGAAGTTCCTTTTAGAACTACTGATATTCCTGTGTTCAGAGCTGAGAATGCATTTGGAGAAGACAACCCATATCGTCAAGTTAATATAGATGCTAGAACTGCACTCGGATTAAAGCAGCTTTCAGAATCTGAAAAGATGTTAGATGTAATATATAAACTAATGTCTCCTCAGTTAAGAGCAGAACTAGATAACACAACAATCTCTAAAGTATTCCCACAAGAAGTAGCTCAACAACTTGCAATGCTTCGTAAGAAAGAAGAAGTATTACCTGTTGAAGTTATCAAAGCGTTAGACCCCGTCATAAACAACGCTACTGAAAACATTAAATTAATGAGTGAACTATATGAACAAGGGATTGCTCAAGGATTAAAACCAGAAGAAGTGATGACAATGTTTGCTCCTGAAATGGCAGCATACAGGTCGCTTTGGTCTGTCTATGGTTCAGCTTCTAATGCTGCTAAAGCTTTAAGACAGCAACGAGAGATTGTTAAACAAATAGGTATAGGTGTTCCTGAACTAAGAGCATATTTAAAAGCACAAGGAAAAGAAGACTTCAAAGGATTTGGTGATTTCATGGATGCTGTGTCTGCTATACGAAAGAGCACAGATCCTTTCATAAATAAGAACGGTGCTATTAACGATTTAGCAAGTAAGACTTTAAGTACTCCAGGATGGAATGATAAATTCGGAGAGTTCACAGTTAACTCTTATATCTCAGGATTATCTACACTGTCTGTCAATGCTTTATCAGGAATAGCTAAGGTTGGTTTATTATCTGCTGAGAAATTTCTTAATGGATTAAATCCTTTTAGTGCTGTGAAGTTAGGAGAAGTTATTCCTGCATATAAAGGATTAATGCAAGGAGCAATGGAAGGACTATACTTTGCTAAGGAAGGTTTTATCAGAGGAACTCCATTAGATGCAGATTTAACCGATGTTACTGGTAGTCGTTTAGCAGGAGCTATTGGAACTTCTCCAGACTCTTCTAAGTTTGCAAGATTAGCAGGAAGGGTAATTCGCTATCCTGGAAAAGCGTCTGTAGGTATTGATGAATTCTTTAAGTCTGTCTTTAGACGAATGGAGTTAAATGCCCTAGCATTTCGTATGGCAGATTCTGGTAAGTATGGTAATCCAGAAGATGTATTTAGAATATTAAAGAATGTAGATACCAAAGATAAAAACTGGAAAGATAATATTCTTAAAGCTGAGGGAATCTCTAGTTTTTCTGACACAGCAAGAGAAGCGTTAATTAAAGATGTAACTCGTTTTGCTAAACAAGCTACATTCCAAGCAGACTTAGGAGACTTTGGTCGCAGAATTGTAGCAGCTAGAGCAAACCATCCTGGACTAGCATGGTTAGTGCCTTTTGTTAAAACACCTATCAACATCATGAAGGACGCAGTAAGCTACACTCCTTTAGGATTTGCTATGAAAGAGGTTGTAGGGTATAACTCACAAGGTAAAGCTATACTAAGACAAATACCAAATGATGTTAAAGTAGCTCGTACTGCAATCGGGTTAGGAATTATCTTGAGCTTAGGTGATTTATTAGAAAGCGGACAAGTTACTGGTAGTTATCCTAATGATCCTGCTGAAAGAGCTAAATGGCTAGCAGCAAAGATTCCAGAATATAGTATTAAAATTGGAGATCAATGGGTTTCCTATGCTCGTCTAGAACCAATAGCTACAGTAATGGGTTCTTCAGTGGATGGCATTAAAGCATTTAAAGACTATTTCAAAAAACCTTCCTACGATCAAAAGAAAGGACAAGAACTTGCTATTGATTTAGTATCAGGAATAACAAAGAACATTGCATCTAAGACCTTCTTAGAAGGTATATCTAATTTCATGCAAGCAGCTCACGATCCTACACGATACGGTCAAGCTTTTGTAAATAGCTTTGCTGGGTTAGTTGTTCCTTCTATCGTTGCAGCCCCAGCTCGTTATCAAGATCCTAATGCTCGTATTGTAACTAGCTTTGGAGAAGCAATAGCTAATAGACTTCCAAATGTTCCTGGCTTAGGAGAGGCTTTAAGTACGGCAACTGCTGGATATATTCCTGGAACAAGAGAAGCACTTCCTGTAGCTTATAACATATTTGGAGGAGAGCGTCCCAACCCGTCTGCTGGGTTTGCTGCTCTTACTGGTATTCAAACAGCACCTGCTAATCAAACATTACTACAAAATGAAGTAGTAAGAGTAGGTTTTAAATATAGTCCTGTAGATAAAAGTTTAAAGAATGTAGATCTAAGTCCACAAGATCAATCCATGTATCAAAAATTAGCTAGTGATTATGCAGATAGAGTATTGAACAGAGTAGTTGAAACTCCTGGCTATCAAAACGCTGCTGATCCTATGAAGAGATATATACTAGAAGAGTACATGAAAAAAGCTAGGAGCTACGCAACTAAAGAAATGTTTGCTTATAAGATGAGAGACCCTGAATACCGTGCTCAGTATATAATAGAACAACGTAAGAAGCGAGGCTTGGAAGAATGATATATGTCAGATCAATTTGGATTTTTAGAAGGAGCAAAGTCTGTAACTAGTAGTATGGACGCTAGTCGTGAGGCTAGTAAATCCATTACTAAAAGTATTGTCGATGTACAGAAGGATGCTGCAGCAGTAGCACAGCAGAAAGACCTAGAGCGTAGAAGGCAGATAAAAGAATCTCAGGTCTTCAAAGAGCAGTACTTCAAGAGAGCAATGATGGAATGGCAACGTCAAGAATCCATCCGTATCGAAGAAGCTAAAGTCAAAGCTGATTTCATTAGAAAGCATGGAGTTAAACGCTGGACTGAAATCGAAACCATTAAACAAAAGATAGAGAAACAAGACAATGAACTTACTAGAGAGTTTAAAGAAGATTTGGCAAAGGTTCGTAGAGCAATGTTCATGTGCTATGCAGTGGCTGCGGTCATTGCTTGGTATCTAACCTGGGGAGTTAAACAATAATGTTACCATTGATGGCACTATTCGATGTTGGGATGAAAGTCCTAGATAAATTTATTCCTGATCCAGAAGCTAAGGCAAAGGCTCAGAAAGAACTACTACAGATGCAGCAAGAAGGAAAGCTTGCTGAGTTAAACGCTGATAATATTGAGGCACAAGAACTTACTAAGCGTCAAGAAGCAGATATGGCTAGTGATTCTTGGCTGTCTAAGAACATAAGACCTATGACCCTAGTGTTTATTCTCTTGGTCTACTCAGCATTCGCTACGATGTCAGCATGGGATATAGAAGTAAACAACAACTATGTTGAACTGCTAGGTCAATGGGGAATGTTGATTATGTCCTTCTATTTCGGGGGACGCACGCTGGAGAAGATAATGGATATGAAGAAAGGTAAAGATGAACCTAAGCCCTAATTTTACCCTAGAAGAATTAACTCACTCAGAAGTAGCTGAGCGTAAGAACTTAGATAATACCCCTAATGCCAGTGAGGTT